GTACCCACACCACTACTTGATCGTGTCTTCATTAACTGTATTTGATAACGACCACGCTCTTTCATTGCACGACTTGTAAAAATACCAAACACATTATCTGCTGTGTTAATTTTACTTATACCACCGGAAATATGACTATGGTCAAATTCAATCTCTTCCACGGCACTACGATTTAACTGCGACGCTGTAATCATTAGTATGTTAAATTCTTTAGCCAGGTTACGCAGTTCTTCACTTACGTACTTGTCTTTAACAAACAAATCACTGGGACTGACCTTGGCACTAACTGGCATAACCAAGTCCAAGTAGTCAACCATGATAAAGTCTGTTTTCATGCCTGTTTGTATTTCTAATTCTTTTAAGTATGCACGTATCTGATTTACATTGCTTTGTGCCGGCATGTACTTGATACGCAACTTGCCAGACTTCTTGCCCACCATACGAATCTTCATTTCCAGTGTGTCTAGATCTTTAAAGATTTCTTTGGTACTACAGTTTGCTACCATGGCATCCATACGCATAGCAGTAAGTCCTTCACTAAGTTCTAGTGTAAGGAACACACCGTTAAGTCCTGCAGTCATCCAGTTAATGGCAATGTTCTGCATAAACAAACTTTTACCAGAACCTGATCCACCAGCAAAGATGTTCAGTTCTCCTCTATTCATACCACCAAACAGTCTAGCATCCATAGTAGGCCAGCCTGTGCTAACTTGTCCGTTATTACTCTTAATCGCTAATAGACGTGCTCTTGGATCTTCGAAGTAGTCTGTACCCATATCCTTGGTCAAACTAATTTGTACAGCATCCTTGATTAGTTTTTCTACAGGATCGTATTCGCCTTTTTCTAACAAGTCTGCTGCTTTAAGGATAGCACGTTCTAGTTCATTGCGTCTACTGAAGCCTTCGAACTCTTCCAAGAACCAGTTATAGTGCCCTTCAATCATGTCCGGAACCGGACGTAGTTCTACTCCTGTAGTTGCCTTGATTTGGTCTCTAGTGGGTAGGGTTTTATGATCGTCGCTGTGCTTTTTTATAAACTCAGCTGTAGCACGTAGGCTACGATCAAAGTTCTCGGGATTATAAATGTTCTGCACACGCACATAAGTTTCTGCGTCTTGCAGCATCATTTCTAGAAATAATTTTTGTATATCGGCGTTATAATCTTTCATTTAATACCTTATTAATAAAATCTTTATTGTTCATGGCCCAGCTATTATGCGAATCAGAAAATTTTTCTATGTTGACATTTGCGTTTAGCAGCGATTTAATTGTGAGTAAGCAGTTATCTTTATGTAATATATCGTATAAATTTATTGATTGTATATTCAGGGTTTTCCAGAGTGCTAAATGCTTTTGCCAATCGTTTTTCATTATTGTTTTTATATGATTGTCAGATATATGTTGTATTTTTTTAATATCAGGAACCTTTGGTCTTTCGTGTAACCATTCTTTTAAATTAGGCACTCTCTTTTTAATATACATTTCTATTGTAACATTTATATAGTCGGTGTCATCAATGAAATAAAATTGGCAATTTGGGAATAGCTCTAATAGTTCTAGGTAACAATAATGAGTACTAACTATTGGTTCGTCTAGGATATCATCAAATACACTGATATCAAAATTTGTTGTATAGAATTTTTCCGCCGCTGTTTTAAAAGATTCTCCTAGAGCATGCATTACAGCTCCTGTTGATTCTAACTCTAGGGTTTTGTCTAATTGTTTTACTTGTTGCGATAACAACCAAACGAAAAAATCGCCTGCGGCCCCGCTATTAAACACAATACAAATTTTTGGGTTAATCATTGTTAAAGTATTTTTTTAAAAACCATTTTGCCAAATAATAGTGAGTTTTTACCCCTGGATGAGATCCACTGCTATCAGTGTCCAAACAAGGCGGATTAATTAAGTCAAAATTTGCTGTTATCGCTTCAGTTTTTTCTTGATCACCATCTATTAGAAGATTTATAACTCTTGGAAATTTTTGCTTTACTAATTGAGCATACTCGTGTGGGAAAATATTATCAGTTGTATCATATCCATGTCCCACCCATTGAACAACTATCGGAGTGTTGTAAAATTCAGGGGGTGTAGTTAGTATTGTATTATAAATTATTTTATTGGTATAAGCAAAACTAGCATAACTGCAATTCCAAAATTTATATCCCACGGTTTTAGCTATAATTGACCAGTAGCACAAATTAAAATCAACACCAATACCAAAATTAGCACTACCCCCGAATATAAGAAAATCCGGAATATAATTAAATTCACTGCAACTTCTAAATCCCAACGAATTAAATTTATACTCTATTAGGCCAGAACTATCGTTGCCGTAATTATATAAAATTTTGTTTGCATGATTAATTTGATTGTTAACAGCACGAATCATGAATATAGTCGTTTCTTCTTTAATTCTATCTTTAATCTACCGGTTTCTCTAGCATCAAGTATAGTCTTTAGTACAAATAATTTACCGTATTTAACTACTGCTTCGTTAATGTCTTTGCAGGTCTCTAACCATACAGGAAAACTCACAGTCCATCCTAGCTCTATGGCACGATCAATTAGTTTACGGCCTGCCCTGTCACCATCAGGCACAACTACAACTTCACGCTGTAATCTATCAACGAGCTCTGCTTGTTGATCTGACACTTCACTGCCGTTTAATGCCACACCATCTATGCTCATTGCATCAAATGGACCTTCGCACACAATAACAAACTGCCAATCTTTTTGTTGCGTGTCCAAGTTAAACACAAAGTCTGCAGGGTGATTACTGTAATACTTGGGCTTGATACCATCTGCTATTGCTCTTGAGGTGTATCCAACAATTTGTTTTTGATAGTAAAACGGAACAACAATTCTGCGATGTAGATTATATGCTTCTTCGGATGTCCAATAGAATTTATATTGGTTGATATCTATTTGTCTGCGGTGTACATATTCTATTGCTGCCAGTAATGCAGCCGGTACATTGTTATAGTCACCTACAGCATAGAAGGAAGCCAGGTCAATGATGTTTCTTGCTTCATCAGGTAGTGCCCTTGCTTCAAACTTGATCTCTTGCTCGGGCTCGGCGATCTCCTCAGGTGCAACTAAGTCTTTTAAACGCACTGCATCAATAACTAATTTTCTAATAGTTAAATCATCTGCACCTAACCAAGATAATAGTTTACGGAATTTGAATGTTAGATGCCGGCCCGGAGTAAAGCTACTAGTGTAACCGCAATTAAAACAATGATAGGAAATTTGTCCATTTGTTGTCTTTATCCCGCCTCGTCCTCTTGTGTCGGCAGTTTCTCCATTATGTACGCAACAAGGTGCGTTAAAACTGGTCCAACCGTTTTGCCCGACTCGCCGTCGAGCGGGTAATAGTTGTAGGACAGAGTTGGCGATAGAGTCTAGCATCTAGTAATTATATACTAGATTTGTGCTAGACTCAAATTATTTAATACCACTGACCAGTTTCAATAATTGGTGGTGTTCGAATAGCAAATGTAGCCGGGAATGTAAATGTTCCTATTGCCACTGGTGTGGTTGTTATGTCCTGTGATGATTGCCAATTGGTATCAGTATCAGGAATAGGAGACATATATAAATACCAAACATCTATTACAGTATCATGTGCCAATGACATTACAACTTTACTGGTACTATTGTCTGCCCAGGTTGCATCAAACACATATTGACTAACTGAGTATGTTGATGTACCTACGCTGGCATGTGCGTTAAAGAATGCAATAATTTCGTTTCCTTTTGCAGTATTCATTTCTGCAAATCCGCCAAAGCCATCCGATGTCATGGTTATGGCCAAATACTGGTCACTTACATAGATGTTAGGGAAAGATGCTATAGTAAATGATGGGCTAGTCCAATTTGCCGCATAACCTGTTGGGTTTGCAGACGTAAAGTCACTTGGACTAAGAGTAAAACTGGCACCCGGGCTTCCGCCACCAGCTACAGCAGATTTAAAATACCAATTTAATCCAGTGCTAAAGCCACTTACACTTAATGTGATATAACGATTTGCAGTATCTGCGAAACCTGTTTGGCCATTAACTTCAGTTACTACACCATACTGCGTATCAGTGGCTGCATCATATGCTTCCCAACCAACACGTATATCATCCATACTGGCACGTATAGTTCCGCCTTGGATACCATACCCGTTTGCGGGATTGAACCAGATCTGATATGCGCCACCTGCACCAAAGCTCATATCTAGGAACGGATTAGTTGTAATTTGATTGGCTTCAGGAATCAATTCAGGTAATAACCACGGTGGTGCTTCTGCTGTTGTTCCAGCATGGATCCCTGGGCCAATTGTCATTTTGTTGTATTCTATGGTAATCATACCTGTCCTTTATTATATTATGTATTTATTATACGGGACGTTCAAACACCAAGAGATTGTTCGGAAACCAGCCCAAATGATACCCTTGTTTGATGTAGGTTCTTAGAGCCGTTTCACGTTCAACATTACGCACAAGTCCTGCGGCTGTAAGTTTGTCAGCCCACTCTTGTTTGTTCTTGCAGTTAATGTGCCCAATACCACCTTGTCCCACTGCAGCAGCAGTCCAGATTAGAGTTTTTTCTACAGCCCCTGCAACTTTGGCTACCACTTGATCTTCCAAGGCCGGATCAATGTGTTCAGCTACTTCTAAACAGACGACAACTTCTGCACGCTCTGTGTCAATGTCTAATAGACTTTTAAAAGTTAAATGTTCTTTGCCGTGTACTCGTTCGTCAATGTCTAGGCCTACGGCTTCAAGACCTTGAGCTCTGAAGCTGTCAACATATGTGCCAGGACCACAGCCAATATCTAATATGGTAGCAGGATCTAATTCAGACTTGACCCAAGCAGCCAAACGATCGGCCATGGGTTTTTCTTCTGATTCAATTTGATTGTAATTCATACGCTCAGGCAAGCGCGGATAGTCACGTTTGAGCCAAGCAATATCGTTGCGTCCCGGATGACGTTGATACCAACCTTTTCCAGTATAAACATCAAGTACCATTTGAAAATATTCTTCGTACATTGTGGCCACACGTTCCAGGCTAAAGTTTTCGGCCCAGGTGCGACAGTTACGAGGATCAATACGATCAATATTCTTTGCTGCCCACACAAACTGATCAAATGTTCTGCAACGATAACCAGTAATGCCTTGTATGTTGTTTTCAGTAAAGCTGCCCCAGTCAGTGGTAATAGTGGGAGTGCCAGAGAATAACATTTCAATTTGCACACCACCAAATGGTTCCACATACTGACTGGCCACAAACGCACCTCGGGCTCCGGCCATTAGTGATTTTCTTTTCTCTACGTCAGCATAACCCACAAACTCCACGTGTGGTGGAAACTTGGTGTTGTCGGGATTTTGTCCGGCAATGATTAATTTTGCACCAATGGCTTCTGTGGCCTGTACTGCAATGTGTGTGCCTTTGCCCGAATACACACGACCCAAGAACAAGAAGTAATCATCTTTCTTGTCGTTGAAGGTAAAATCATCAGGATCAAAGTAGTTGGGAATAACTGCATCATACCAGTCTTGTTTACACGTACCCACAGCAGAGATGCCGTAGTAGGCATGATAGATGGCATAACTTTCAAATATCTTCCAACGTGCCCAGTGTCCGCCAGCATAGCCAATGCCGGGTTCTACACAGATTAGATCTGGATGTGCATCGCATATGGGACGAACTCCACTGCCCCAGAACGGTAATATAAAGTCATTCTTTTGTTTGCGTAGTCCCACTTCACGTATGGCATTTTTGTAGAATGTTTGATAAGCGTGATCCTTGGTATCGTACTTGAAAAAGTTCTTGCGCCAATCGTAATCACCGTAGGCCTTGGACCAGTCGTCATTTGTGATAACAGTGACGTGTTCGTCACACACTAGATCACTGTCCTCGTGTCCGTAGTGTATGATGGTGTGCCCACGGGCTTTCATCATCTTGCCAAATTTAACTACTTTTTGTGTGTATGCACAGGCGTTGTACTCTTTGCTGGATACTGTGTGCGGCAGTCCTAAAATATGGAATCTCATATTAATAATTATCTTTTTTTATTCAGCGTTATTTTTTTTAATAAGTACTATTACTATGACCGATACATTAATTCCATTACCCCATTTTGCCAGTATGGTTTACACCATTGATAAACCAGAATTCCTAACTCCAGTTAGATCAGTTTCCAAACGCTATCTTGAAGATAGAAAAAACAGCAAGCCCAAGCCTGATCCAATGTGGCCTGTGCAGACAAATGGGTTCTTTCACGAACCCGAACTGGCTGCATTTACCTCATTTGTTGCACAAAGTGCTTGGAGTATTTTATCTGCTCAAGGCCACGATATGAAAAACTTGGAAACTTATTTTCTAGAAATGTGGAGTCAAGAACACAATCAATACAACGGGCACGAAGAACACATACACAGTCAAGGTGCACAAATTACTGGAATTTATTTCTTAGACTGTCCTGAAGATGGATGTAAAATGGCCATACACGATCCACGCTATGGCAAGAATCAGATCAACTTGCCCGAAGCTGATCTAAACAAGATTACTGATGCTAGTAGTACTGCATTGTTCGTACCAGTTCCGGGGAAGATGTACTTTATTAATTCCTGGTTACCACATAGCGTAACTAGAAATCCAAACAAGTCACCAACACGTTTGGTACATTTTAATCTAGGTGTGCGTCCGGCATCGTTGAAAGTGGTACAAACAGAACCTGAAGTAACAATAATATGAACAGGTATCACATAAGATTTAATAAAAGTCGCGGCCAACCTGGACGTGGTTCAATGGATCATACTTGGCGTGTGTTTGAAAACGGACGAGAGTTCATTGTCAAGCACGTTCAAATCAACGTGCCAGTACATGATGAAGTTACTGGAAACGGTACAGGCGGGGACG